AAATTGTAGCTCGTGTCATTGTCCACCAGCGTTTCGTCGATCTGTGAAACGTTGGTACTTGCGAGCGGGGTCCACTGCACCGAGTGGCCGTTGGTGTTCATTCCAATGGTCTGGACTCGCGACTCACCGAGGAATGAAGAGGACACGCCACCAGTGGGCGTCACCACGTATAGGTCGTCGTAAGCCGATCCATTGGCGGCTCCGAGCCAGATACGATTAAACGTAGCGTTCGCTGTGTTTTGAGTGTTCAGGCCGGTGATATTCAGAATGGTCGTCGATGCCACTCCATCGGAAATGTTGACCTCAACAGCCCCAACGGTCGAACTAATTGTGACCTTAAATTCCAGGTAGTACCAGTATCCGGATGTAATAACCGGCCCAGTTGAAGCGGTTCCAAGGAGAGTTCCGCCGCTTCCTTTGATGCCACGGTACACGCTGATGAACCCCGAAACGATGTTGAATTGAAGTTGCACGTCGGCGTTGACGTCCCCCCCATCGTTGAAGCGGATCACGTCAGTAGTGCTCGCTATTACATTCACGACGCCAGCCGGATTGAATGCGAAGCCGACGATGCGAGTAGCGAGGGAGCCTGAAGGTAGCCCGTAGGACGCCTGATTATTCCCTGTCGTAGTCCATGCCTGCCCACCAAAACGGCCGGTGGTCATCAATCCACTGAGTGTGGCGAGTACCCACCCATACTCTGACATGTTTGCTAACGAGTAGTTGTCGAATCCATCGTAAAATTCTACGGCCATATTCCCTCAGAACTGAATGAAGATTTCCACCACAACGTCTTGAGCAATCACCACCGTCCCACTGGTGGCCACATACTTGGCCTCAACGGTGAAGAGATCCGGAACGATCGTTACTGGTGGGGAGCCCGTCGTAAGTTGATCCATGCCAGTCACAGGCAACGGCGAAGGGGTAAAGGTGGTTTGTTGCGCCACGGAGCACTGACCGCTTGGCAACACCAACTTATTCGAATCGCCACCAGAGACGAAAATTGAGGTGCCTGTGGCACAAGGCGGACTCCCTATCTGTTGCGCCGCGGTCGCTCTCAGAATATCGATAACCAAGTTTTGACCCTGGGGTGGAATCCGCGCCGACACGCTAACCCTCGTGACGTTTCCCGAGTTCTGGAAGTTCGCCCTACCAACAGGAACAACAGCTAAGGAGCTGGTAAGAATCAAACCACCAGCGCCTGTCTGGTCGCTCGCCCCAAGTGACCAGCCTTCAATCTCTGATTGAATCCCGCTGGCAGCCGGCGTAGTCGGCGGACTTCCGCTGGAACCGCTGGAAGCTGAGTTTCCAACGCTCGAAGCCGCGGCCAGTGTCGGGCTCGTCACCTTGGCCAGCAAAAGCTGGAACCAGCGCATATAGTTGCCGGTATCAACCTGGTTCGATACCGTCACCTGGAAACTCATCGTTCCAGTTGCAGTCGGTGCCAAAGGAATCTGCGAGACGATCCCCGGTACTTCCGTCGCTTGGATCTCCATGACGGTATACGGCCCGAACAGATTGTGCAAGCTCAGCGCAAAATTGATTTGCTTCCCCACCACGAAGTCCTCGCGATAGGTGTTGAACTGAATGCTCTGCGCAATGTACGCATAGTTATTCACTTCGCCTTGAGCGTACGTGGTCGCCACGCTCGCACTGGTGATTCCGGCCTGCTGATCGATGTTAGACCAAATCCCGGAGCCACCCTGAAGCGCCTGAGCCGCCGCGATCGCGGCCGGGTCCTTCACTTCCACGAACGAAACCGAGAACGAATCGTACGTAACGACAATCACCGATCCGCTCGTCGGCGGAATTTGCTGCCCTTGCTGTACCACTGCTGAATCCGAAGACCAATACCAACCGACTTTCCCGAAAGCGTCCACCCCGAGCTGGTAAATGGTTTGCGTTACTCCGTTGACCGTGATGACCGGAGCCGCATTCAGCGGAAACTGACACACAAAGCTAAATAGATGCCCATCGCCGATGAAGGTGTTGGACGAACTTTGCGTTCCGATTGGCGCCCCAGTCCCCACGTACTGATCGTTTCGGTAGTCCGCGGTGGTAGTGGTGACCTGCATGGTCCCTGACAGCCAGCTCCCATCGTTATCGGAGATTCCGACCGCCATGAAAGTGCCTTCACCCACGGCCGACCAATTCAGGACCTTGTTCGAATCGATCCACCACTGGCCGCCAATCAGGTTGATGATTTGGTTAAAAGCGTCGGTGACGGTGGAAGGATTGAGCGTCAGCGGTTCCGGCATCAGAACGAAAGCCACGGCGCCGAAGTTGATCGTTACGCCTTCGCCAGAGAGTCCGTTCGCTACAATATCGTCGATTACGTCGACCGCGGTGTCCCCAGCGTCATATTGCGCGACGATCACCCGGTGATCGCACATCGAAGACCACCCAAGACACTGGACCTGGTATTGCACCCAGGTCAGCCCCTCGTAGGCGACCTCCAGAATCTGGTCAATAAAACCGCCGAACTGAAGAACACCATCCTGGTAAATCTGAACTTGCTGGAGACATTGCGGCCGAAGAGTTCCGCCTGTTTTATCGATCAGGTAAAACTGCGCAGACCAGGACGTGTTCATTTCGGTCGTCCATTGGGTGTTGCCGTCGAGAAGACGAATAGCCGAACGATCCACGCCGTCTATCAGAAGTTGAATGACTCCGTGACTCACGCGAGCTTCAAACCTCCACGCCGCAGCGCCGCCACCATGCCGTCACCGATGGTCTGGGTGAGCTGCGTCATACCGCCCTGCCCCACCACTGAGCCATTGACGTTCACCGTGTTGTTTACGACTACGCCACCAGACCCAGCGCTCGTTACAGCCGCGCCGCCAAGCGCCGAAGGAACCGCTATAGGCGCCGGAATGGCAGGGAACGGCATAGACTCTCCGAACCCTTTCAAAAGCCACGCCTCAAGGCTCGCGAAATTTGCGCCGACATAGGCAGCAATTGACGCAAGAGCAGAAGTAGAAGCCGATGTAGCCGACCCGGTAACTCCGGGCATACCTGCAAGTCCTTGAAGCCACCCAGCGCACGCCACGATGCCATTGTTTATGTTCTGAAATGCGGTATGGAACCACGGGCTCAGGCCCACATTGAACTGCAAAGTGGTGTTGATGTTATCAAGCGCGGTGTTCGCGGTGACCAATTCTCCTACGGTAGTAACGAGCTCCGGAGGGCCCGCTGGCGTTCCTGCCGTGGTCTCGCTTACCTGCATGGTTCCTGCCGCTTGCAACTGCGAAGCTGCAAACGCAAGTGCTGCGCTCATCCCTGGCCCTGTTGGATCGGCTAAGTATTTTTCCAGGGTGGTGTTGTACTCTTGCTGCTTGTTGTACAGATTTTGACTTAGCTGCACCTGCTGCTGCGCAAGTTGCACCTGTGGTCCTGTTGCCTGTCCATCAACGTACTCTTGGAGAATCTTCGAGTAATTATTTAGCGCGGCCTCAATGTCGGGGAAAGAAATCGGAACAGTGGCCTCGTACGGTGTACCCGGTATGGCCGCCGTTCCAGGCAGATATTCTGCGGTGCCTCCCGCTGTGCCAGCGCTTGCGCTGCCACTTGAGCCGAGACCGTTCTTTAGCAGGGCATTGAGTGCCTGCAATTGATATGTCGAGTTGCCGGAAATGTTGTCCAAATCCTTGAGGCCCCACTCGTTCAAGGATGTCAGCAGACTCACTATAATAAAGCTGTTTTTTTCCGTTTCGCCAAATTCCAAATCCGCTGCGAGGCGCCACATGAGTTGGATCTGTTGGCCCAGCAGAATTGCTGCGGCAGTGGTGTTCTGTTCGATCGAATACAGAATGTCGTTTGAGCGCCCGGTCTCGATGTCCCCAATGATTCCCGTGATGGCGCCCACAACACTGCCGATCGCCCCTATGGCACCGGTAACTGAGGTTGCGATACCACCCGCTGCAGTAGCCAGTTGGCTTCCGGATTCCGCTATGCCTTGGCCAGCGGCCGCCAAGTCCGTGCCTCCGAGCGCATTGACTCCATTCAGCGCATCGGCCGGCGCGCCACCAACACCGCCACTATTGAATAGCCCCATGAAGCTGCCGAAGCCAGGGCTGCTGGTTACGCTCGACATCGAAGTACCGATGCCCTTGATACCATTCAGCAGATTCGTAAGCGCGCCGGCGATAAACTGTCCGATTGCATCCGTTATGGGCTTAATGAGCGTCGAAACGAAAGCAGCCGCGATTTTTTCGAGCCCCGCGATCGCATCTTTGCCAAACGAATTGCTACCAGTGAATAGGTCCGTCACCAGTTGGTTGGACAAACTACTCACATCGCCCTCGATCGTGACGTACAGATTGTGCCACTGATTGACCATCGAATTATTGAAGTCGGTTTGCTTGTTCAACAGATCCGTGAGTGTCGCTTGCTGAGTAGAATTTAGATTCGTTCCTTCTGCGATGTAAGCGGCCTGTACCGCCTGAAGCATCTTGATCTGAGCGGCCTGAATTTGCTGGGGCGAAGACGTTCCATCCGTCGTGATCGTGTTGAAAGCCGTTGTGGCCTTGTCGGCTAAGGTTTGAAGAGAAGCCGCTGACTGAATCCCGAGCGCCGAAAATGCAGCGTTTGCGTTTTGGGTATTCTGCGTCATCGTGGTTTCGGGATTCTGAATGTCCTGCATCGCCTGCTTCGTCAGGCCGAAGGCTGTTTGCAGATCCGTTTCCGTTTGTTTCAGGTCCTTGTTATCGCCGGTGGTTTGTGTCTTGGCCTTGTCGAGATCGTTCTGCGCTTGCGTTACGGCCGAGAGTGGAACTAGTCCCATCACGTAATCATCGAGCGTGGTCTGCAAAGCCGTCTCAGCATCATTCTGTGCATTCGTGTCTGCGGTGACCTGCGTCTTCACATCTCGAAGGTTCTGAAGCTGGCCCGTCAAATCCTTTACGTTCGGAATTGACGTTGCCGTATAGATCGCATCCAACTGCTGCTGAGAACTGAGAATATCCTTCTGTGCGGATGCCAGAGTTTTGTTGGTTGTATTGTAGTCGGTCGTCGCACTGTTCAGCGCCTTTAAGTCTGTCGCCACTTGCTGATGAGCGTCAGCCAGCGCAAGTTGGACCGTCTTAAAATCGCTGCTGTTCTGCTGACCAGCCAAGGTCAACGCATTAAGTTGCCCGAGCAGATCTTGCTCGTTGGCCATGGCCGCATCGTAGGTTTTCTGCGCCCCTGTTACTGTCCCGAGATCCGTGGCATACCCATTGAGCGCCGACTTTGCGTTCGTCTGCAAATACGTGGCGTAGTCGTTTGCCGCGGTCTGCGCTTCCTTGGTTACGGCCGCGGCATCCTTCTGAGCTTGCGTGAGGTCTTTGGTCGCTGTCGAAAGTTCAGTCTTTGCGCTTTTCGCATTTGTCTCTGCTGTTTTCAGTGCATCTTGCGCAGCCTTCAGTGTATTCGCACCTCCTGCGCCTAGCGCCTCCGCTGATGCGACATTGTTGATCGCCTGCAATAGAGCGAGTTTGGTTTGTTCGGAATTGGCTTCCGCAGTCTTTACATTGTTCTGGGCTGTGGCTAAATCATTCGCTTTCGGCACACTCGACGTCATCAAGGAGTCGAGTAAGGTTAGCGCTGAGGCGAGATCCTTGTTCGCGCCGGTCAGGTCGGTTGTGTACTCCTTGGCAGTAACGTAGTTGGGATTGAGAGCCTTCTGGGCTGTATCGACAGCCGTTAGCGCTGCCTTGTAAGATCCCAGCGAGCCCGTGCCGGTATCGAGCGCAAGCTTCGCAGCTTCGAGGGCGATTTTAGCATCTCCGAGAGCTGTCTTTTGCTGACCAAATGCCCCCTGAGTGGTGTTGATTGCATCGAATAATTTCTGTTGATCGCTAGTATAGGTATCAATGGGCCCTTTTGCCGCAACCATCGCTGCGTACGCCGCATTGACAGCATCGCGGAAAGCATAGATAGACACGTAAGGCCCCTGCGCAACCGTGACCCCCAACTTTTGGAGTTCGGCAGCCAGTTGTATAGTCTGATCGTTGAAAGTCTTTGCGTCGGCTGTTGTCCCGTTGAACGCATCTTCGAGTTTGCCAAGTCCCGGATATGCGATCGCAAGCCACTCTGACCAAGCAGAGGAGAAGTTATGGAAAGATGAGCTGTTCTGGTCTAACCACGCGCCCAGCTTCCAGCCGGCGAAGCCAGCGGCCGCTACAACTGCAGCAGCCCCAAGGCCATACAATGCCATCTCGCCAGCAGTCAATGCACCTACTAGTCCCTCACTGACAGCAAAAGCGACGTTCCCAACTGCTCCGACTACGGCAGTTCCCCACTCTACCAGGCTTATTGCTTCGATGGCCCCCAAAATCTTCGAAAGCGCCGAGAGCGCGCCGGTGACAATCGGAACGATTGCACCGAGCGCAGTGATGGCTATGACAACATCTTTTACCGGCCCAGGCAGATTATTGAACGCACCAACGAGGCCCTGGATAAACGGTATAATACTGCTGTTGACGAAGGCCATGAAGTCTTCAGCAACGGGAGCAAACGCGGAGCCTATCGACTCCATCACAAATTCAAACTGTGTTTTAAAGTTCTGCCACTGCCCGAGGATTCCCTCCGCTACTTGCCCAGCAATTCCACCAAACTTCGTCAGCGCACTTTCAAGAACATCTAGCCGCGCCGTCTGATCCAGCGCTTTGAACGCTGTCGTCACCTGAGCAGCCGTAGTGCCCATAATACCGGCCAGTGAGTTAGCCGAAATTCCGAGTGTTCCGAGCTGTCGCGCGCCGGCGGTTCCTGACAACGCCATGCGTGTAATGGCACTCGCAACTTGGCCAAAGTCGCCGCCCGTGGCGGCCGCCGTATCGGCTGCTGTCTGAAGAGCCGTGTTCACCTGGCCGGCAGAGAAACCAAGCGCAGTCATCCTCTGCGCAGCACTTACCAACGGCTCGAAGGAAAGCGCGTCCGAGATCGCGAAGCCCTTTAGCGTCTCAATCATTGTGTCGGCCGCTTCGGCGCTCCCCGTCAAAGCAGTGAGCGAAATCACCGCTTGCTCAACGTTGCCGTAAACGGTGAGCGCTTCCCCGGCAAACTCTTTGAGCGCTTCGGTGACAACTAGCGCTTCTCCAAGTGCAATCAGTTGCTCAACTGTGCCAGCAAGTCCGCTCTCTGCCTCATTCGCGGCTCCCCCTACCGCGTTCAACGCTGGGGGGACTTCGCCTACACCAGCGGCCGCGGTACTGGAGTGTTCGCCGAGACTCGCGATATCCGAGCCGGCACTGACCGCCGCGCCCGCCGCGGCCCCGGCTTCTGTTGTGACCTCCGTCAACGGTGCAACGAGTTCCTGTATGTCCGAGACTGCCCCACTGATCGGCTGGAACGATTGCGCTATCCCTTCGCCAACGCCGGCGAATGCAGCATCTGTGGCTTGCGCGGCAGTCTCAGCAGCTGTGGGGATTTCAGCAAAGGCTTGTTGGGCTTGCGCATCGAGCCCTGCGAAGAGATCGCCTTGCTTAGCGAATACTGCCGCTACGCCGTCCGCCGCTGTGGCGGCCGCCTCAGGAACCGCGGCGAAGGCCTGCTGAGCTTGCGCGCCGACGTCCGAGAATAGATCCGTCTGCCCGGCAAACGCGTCCTGAACCGCGGAGGCAGCCGCTTGCGCAGCAGCGGGGATTTGATCGAACGCAGTTTGTAAGTCAGAGATGTCCCCGCCTACCGTGACTACGAGATTATCGAGATCAGCCACTGAGAGCCTCGTACGCCGCTGTAAACTGTCTCACCATGTCTATTTGGGCCTGAGGATCAATCAACGCCTTTCCGCTTGAGGCCGACACACGAGCAACATGCCTGGACGGAAACTGATTGTCGAGCGTTTTCTGCTCATGCTTTTTAACGTGGCTGTTGTAATACAGATTATAGAGCAAGCCTGTGCGCCGATCACTTCGCTCCTCTGAGTCGAGGTACATATCCCACACCATGCTCCAGTAGTACGGTGTCATCTGGAGGAATCGACAGACGGGAATGCCGATAAACTCGGCTGCCGCCATCTGTCTTAGCCATAGCGCCTCTGGAGCTAGTTGATTGTTGCTTCCGGATCCGCCTTGCGCGCCGCTATTTCGGCCAGAAACTTCGCGCTCTCCGGAGAGACTTTTTTTTGAGCCTCCTGGAGCGCTCCGCAAATCGCCGCGAAGTCGGCGAAGTCGATCAATTTCGAAATCTCCTCGGCGTTCTTGCTCCAATGGTACGCCGTGGCCGCTTCGACCATCGTTGCCACGCGCTCAAAGGCCTCGATGCCCTTAAGGTTCTGTGGTTCGAAGATGTTGATTTTGTACTCCTTGTAGAGGTGGATGATGTCGTACATCCGAAATTTCAGCTCAACTTTTTCTTCGCCGAGTTTCGCTGTGGGGTAGGTAACCGGATCGATTTCCATATTGCGGGAATCATACCACAAAGCAAGAACGCGGGAACCGGATGCTGTCCCTGCACCCGATCCCCGCGCCTTCGTCTGACACTGGAGGATCTATCTCTATCCTACATCAACCTGCGGCAACTGGGAACGTGGGCGCGCCGGTAACCATTATCGTGGAGTCGGCCTCAGTAACGCCGTCAACAGTCGCGGTGATCTTGAAGGTTGTCACGAAACCGTTGAATGTCCAGATGGTGGCATCCGGATCAGCGAACAGCAGCTTGAATGGAATGGGCAAACCAGGCGTGTCGTTTAATCCGCGCCCGGTGAACAGGGCCAGGAAAGCATTCTGCCCAACATCACCCGGAATGAAGAACATCTTGAACGTGATATTTCCGCCGTCGAGCAACGTGGGGACGTACTGACGCCACGGGCTCCCGGAATCCTGAGCGGTGACGTCTTGGGTCTTCACGGTCATCCCAGGTCCGGTGATCGAGCCTTGCCGTGAAATCACAGTATAGATTGGCGGGCTCGATGTGGAACCGTAGAAAATCTGCGTTCCTTTTGACGGAACTGCTAACAAACCTGCATCAGGCATGGGGTCTCCTTGTTAATTCGCATCGTTGTACCAAAGCTTTGCGTCAATGACGCACATGAAAATGGGTGGCTGGGTTTGCGGCTGAACCAGCATTCGTCTGCCAAGCACGTAGTTCGGAGGCGTGCCGAGAAGTGGAGGCGATTGCACGAACTGGCCGCAATTGAAAGTCTGCAAGGCTGCTGTGACGGCTTGAGCGAACGCTTCACTCTGCTGTCCCGAGTTTGCGCCTTGAAAGAAACCGGTGATCTGAAACCGCACATACCCGACAGTTCCCTGGTTTGTGTTCTCCTGGGTGTAAAGAGGCACGGTCGCGATTCGCTGATACGCTGCGCTCGGGTAGGTTGGGTTCTGAGGAAGCTGGACGAGAAAAAGATTATCGCCAATAATATCAGTGACACCAGACTGAGCCAGAAGACCCGCACGTAATTGCTGTTCGACTGAAACACTCACTGGCCTCCTACAACCGCATCGAGTTCCTGTAAAATGCCGTTCTTTATCGCATCAATTGCCGGCTGTTTCTGTGTCTCGTACGCAGGCCTCATGTACGGCTGAGCTGCCTGATGAAATACTCGCCCTAAACTGTCCGGACCTACGAATCCAAACTCAATGCGCCTTGCATACGCCGGATCGAAACCCCACTTGTTATCCGCATCGTACGCTGGAGTGACGGTCTGTTCTTGCGTCTCCGGTTCGTCGATCGTGTTTTCGGTGTGGATTGCATCTTGAAGATTTCCTGTGTCGACAGGCACAAGCGCTTTCGCTTCCTGCTCGATCAGTCCAGCAGCTTCCGATACTCCCAACTTCAGCCCGGTCTGCGCCGCGGTCTTCATGTACTGAACTCGTAGCGACAGCGCGTCGAGCCCGGCGATCGCAACCGTGATCCTCATAGCTGGTACAACCTCACGGTCAGCCTGGTCTGCTGCTGTTGAGAGTCTGACTCCACGCCGCCAGGTGTGATCGAATACGTCACGCCATCCACGATTGCAAGGTAGCGCTGAAGAACTTGCGGATACCAATCGTTCAGCAGAATGTGCCGCTGTGGAGCTTCGAAGTTGTACTCCTGCGTCCGGCCCCCTTCGAGTAGTGGCTTCAGTTGTGACACGGCCGCGATCATGCAGGGGATGTCAACCAACCCCGCTACGTTCTCGTAGTCCGCGTCGGCCAAATCCACTTGACCCAGCGGGTCCAACACCGGAGTAGCGGCGCCGGCTCGATCCTGGAACGTGCAGAGTGATGGAAACAGCCCGGTCACTACCGCGGCCGGCATCACAGCGTTGACCTCGTACAGTAACGACTGGTTCACGCGATCATCCCTCCGCTCTGTCGCTGAACCTGCTTCCAGAAACGGTCACGGAATGACCACTCATCGTTAACCTGTTCAATAATCATGAACGCGCCGGAATTGTCCTCAACATCCCGGTACTCGCACGCCGTTGCACGGAGCTGAATCGAAGCGTCTGAACTGTCGAGCTTGACATCCAGCAGTTGCTTGATCGAAGCGAGCCGCGCTTTGTTGGCCGCGAGCGAATCCAAGAGCAACGCCGACACCCGGAGGTACGATACCGGGCTGGTCGGAATGTTTTGCCCCATCGGCGGGCTATAGAACTGAGCTGATTGAAATTGCGCCCCTTGGATCTGGTAAGCGCCGGTGATTTCAGAATCCTCGAAGATGTGATTCACATCCTGGGTGTCCGAGATCAGCAACCGCACGAAGTCGATCGTGTTGTTCGTGCCGTCGCAATTGTTGTAAGTGAACATCAGGAAACCTAAAGCCAGCAGAACGCGCCCGCCACCTCCCCCGAGATTACCGAGCGCGTTCCACATGGCAACTCGTTACTGACCGAAGCTCGCGACGGTTGTGCGGCCGTCGATGTTGGTGCCACCCATGACTCCGACAATTTTCATGTCCTGATCCATGGAATAGAAATCGCCCATCATCGGATCGACGCCACCGCCCATCCGCATGGTGTTCGGAACCTTCTGGAAGATTTGCGGAGTCTCGAACCCTTGCAAGAAACCAACTTCAGTAGCTGGACGTGCCTGCGAATCCGGATTGATGGTGATGCCCCACATTTTGTGCTGGACACCGGAAGCGGTGCAGACGATCGGGATGTAAGGATCCATAACCAATTGCAGGTTTTGGACAATCCAGTTTCCGACTTTCACGGCCTGTGCCGGGAAGCCAGTCGCGCCGGCTTGCGTACCGCCCTGGACTGATACCGTGACTTCCAGCATCTTCATCAAGTTCATTGCGGTGGCGTAATAGGCCGGCCCGTACCACAGAGTCATCGTGCCAGTGATCAGGATCGGGTCACCTGTCGAGTCGCGCATTCCTGCCAAGATCGCGCAAGCATCCTGCAAACCCTGAATGGAGAGCGGAGGATTGTCGGACGACGCGCCGTTGGCCAAGTTAATCAGATTGCCGTAGCCGCTGTTGTACAGCGTGGCGTTTGGCCCGTTGGCGTCAACGTAGAAGCCGGTGATGAACTTCGAGATACCGCGGTTGCCCTGGATCGCAAGACGATTCGAGAGATCCTTGAAGATCCCGAGATCGTCATTGACGAATGCGCGCCAGTTCACAGAGGTCATCGACTGATAAAGCAACGGCTGATACTGAATCGGCGCCGTCGAAGTAGCCGCGGTCGCTGGCACGGCTCCATCTTGCGGAGCCGGCCCGAACAGGGCTTTCTGCGGAGGCGGTGCCGCGGCATCCATAGCTGTGTAGGGAGTCACCGCACCGTCGAGCAGGTAACGCGAGACCAAACGGAAGTCTCGAAGCGTGCGGATCGAGACCAGCGATTTGTTGACGATCGGATAGGCGTTGTAGAAGCCATAGTACATCCGATCCAGCACGTCCACATAGAGCGCCTGGTAATCGGTTACCGACATCGTTTCGCGCAATCCCAGTTGACGCCCGCCCGGATCTCCGTAGATGCCCGGATACTTTTCCATCAGGTGACGAACGAAAACTTCATTCCGTGGTTGAATCGCTTCCTTGATGAAGATCGGATCGATTCGCCCAGCGAGAGCATCGGCATAAAGCCGAGCCGCTTCGAGCACTCGCCGGTCATGTCCCGGCCCGGCATTGCGGCGTGCGGCCGCGAAGCCTTGCATAGACTTGTCGTCAGCTACCGGCCCAGCGAGGACGCTGGAGCTGTCGAACCCGCGCCCTGCTTCCGATGCGATTATTGTCATTTTTGACATTGGTGTTAGCCTCCCGTCACAATCTCGACTACCGCTGTGGTGGAAGTCGTACCGCTGGTTACTGCTGGCGCGCTCGGATCAAGATTTCCGAAGAACGTTCCGCCGCTGGCAGCGTCGAGCGTGAAGTTGTACGTCACGTTCGTCGCGCTGTCGGTGGTTCCGCCGTCCGCGTAGACCTTATCACCAGGGTTGATCTGGTGGCCGGTTTGCGGAGATAACACCGTCGCTCCCACTACGGTGAGATTGAAACTGCCGTTCAGCAGAAACGTGGTGCCTCCGGTGTTGGCCTGGTAATTGTCCAACGCCACTGCCGGGATCTTGCCGAGCAGTACGGGTTGGCCAGCCAAGATACCCACTGGGCAAAGCGCAAAGCGCCGGCTGGTCGGGGTTCCGGTGAATACTTGGTTCTTCATTTAGGAAGCCCTCCCAGCTACCGCGAATTTCGCGGCCTCTTTGTTGCCCATCAGCTCTTCGAAAACGCCGACCGATTCCTTGAAGGCTCGCTTGTCGGCTTTCCGTGCGGCCTTCTGATCGGCTTCGGTCATCTGCACAACCGGAGCGCCGCCCAAACCAGTGATGCGTCCCGAGCCGGTAAGCTCAGCGACATACTGACCCTCAGATTTCGCCTCAGCATTCAGCCGTTCGGTGAACTTCGCCACGTCCAGCGCGCCGTCTTTTAACGGAAGCGCTTCGCGCAACACGGTGTCGATAACTTTGCGCTTGGACTGTTCGGGGAGCGTGACGGATTCGAGAAGCTTGGTTGCTTCCTCCCGCGCATCTCCGCGCAATGCTCGCTCGGTGAGCGAGACAACCGGAGTTTGCACAGCCGCTACAGCCGCGGTGACGGCCTTTGTGACTGCGCTCTCCACAAGCTTTGTGATTTCTTCAGGCGTCATATCGCCCCCTTCGTTGAGATTGGCGCTATGCGCCGCTTCGGTCAAAATCATTCCACCGGCCCCAGCTCGCGTTACGACATCAACGCTCTCCGCGCCGGTCAACTGCTTCAAAATCGGTACTCCGTCACGCATCTTGCCGGCTTCGGCTACTCCGGATGCTCGAATGCTCATCCCAGTGAAAGCTGCTTTCTCTTTCACGAGCGGAGCATAATCGCTGGTGAACAACGCGCTACCGTACAAGCCAGGTCCGGCTTTCCCGGCTTCATCGTAGTAAGCGTTCGATTCCAAAGCGCCCGCGAGTTTGTGCCAGTCGCCTTCCGGCCGCGCCGATTCTTCCGCCAAGGTCGCGTGATTGATGTAGATGTGCGTGCCCTTCGTGAAAACGTTGGGCCCGTCGCGCTTCAGAACTTCGGCGGGATAGAAAGCTGAGGAACCTTTACCCGGAGCGATGAGCTTGATCGGCATCCGCACCGAATCGCCAGCCGACTCGACCAGGTGCAACGCAGTTTCTTTTCTCCAATCGCTCGACTCGACAAGCTTCAGCGTACCAGCCTCGGTGTGCGAAGTTTGGGACTCGGTTGCGTCCGCTCCATCCTGCCAAGCCTTTGGCAGAGAACTCGTCCAATCCTTTTTCTTAGCAATTCGAATGATCGAAGCTTTCAGGCTGTCCGTTGACTTGTTGCCGCTTCCGGCCCGGCCCATCGAGCGAACCGCCGCCATGATGTCGCCTGGTTTCAGGATCGGGAAGCTCTTGCCTTTGCCG